AGATACCTCTAAAGTCTGATACTCCAAATGAGTATCTTTCTCTAGCTTTGTATCTAACGTTGCCAGTATCGAAGTCTCCTTCCATAGCAGTTTTTAGAGCTGCTCTTTGGAACATCTTCATACCATTAGGCACATCAGTAATAATATACCAACTGTCAGTGTCAGTTAAGAAATTATTCACTCTATATCCTTGAGGAATCATTCCCATAGACGCAACAGCGTTGATATCATTGTCTGCTGTTCCAGTTCTGCCTGGAGATTTCATCAATCTCTCAGCATTGAACTGATTAGCTGAAGGAATGACCATTTTCACTCCTCTAGCCGCTACTCTCAATCCACGTTCATCAGTCATGCCAGCAATGTCTACCAATGCTTGCTCTAATGAAGTTTCGTTCAAGTCCGCTTGCGTTGTCAAAGTGTTTTTAACCGCTGTTCCGCTAACCGTTGTGTGGTTAGTTGAGAACAGAGATACTGCATCACCTGAATCAAAAGTGTCTGTTGAGGGCAGACCATTGTTCAAAGGTGTAACAGCTTTCACTTGTTTCGCATTAGACATAGATCTTGCTAAAGCTTTTGTGTATCTAGAAGCAAGTCTATCGTAGAGGTTATCTTCGATAGCTTCTTCAGTGATAGCAAATGCTAAAGCCACTGTGTCGTGAGTGTAACGAGCAGTATAAGTCTCTTGAGCAGTATCAAAAGATACTCCTTGACCTTCTGCTTTTACTTGTGCGTTAGCGAATCCAGATAACATAACTTCCTCTTCGAAAGCTCTGTCACTTGACTCGGTTGTATAAATCTCAGCATGCTGATTTTCATACCGTTTGTATTCCAGGCCAAATAGTGCATTCAAACCTGGCTCTAGTTCTTTAACTAGTTGTGTTCTTGATATAGCCATAATTTATCTCCTATTTAGACTTAAGCTCCAGTACTATCAATGTACTCGTTTAAGTTTTGGATTACAACGACGGTACAATAAGCTGCTGTTAGATCATTGTTTTCTGGATCTTCCGCGCTTCTAATCAATCTCCATGTATTGTTAGTTGCGTGAGTGTCACCAATGTCGAGTGTAGTGCTTGATCTGCCAGTTGTTGTGCTTCCACCTGTGTTCACATCAAATGTGTCAAGATATATAGCATGTGCGCCGACAACTGATGATGCTACTTGAGCATCGGTTGCGACATTATACAACTGCCAAGGATAGTCATTTACAAACGCTTTAGTGTCCTCGCTGTTTGCTGGTGTGATGGTTGCATCATACCAACTTGCAAACGTGGGTTTTAAAGTTGTAGCCGAATTGTAAAATATACCCTGTAAAACACCACATGACGTACCAGTTGCTGAATCTTCACCAGTTACAATGTATCCGGCAGTAACACGTACTCCCATACCATTGAATTTATTGGCAGAATCAGCGGCATCTATAAAGTATTCGGATAATCCTTGGGTAGAAGGTGTATTACCTAACGTACCTGCTGGAATAAAACCGAAACCTGCGCTATTTTTATTAGCCATAGTTGTCTCCTTTGTCCCCGAGGGGACGGGTTAATTTAAATCGATGAGTAGGAATAGTTAAAAAATTAACTCTTCTTTGTACCACCGAAGGTTACACGAGTCTGCCTATCAACATTGATCGGCATACTTTCATGCTGTTCCCTCATTAGATCGTTTTCAACTGCAGCATCCTGACCTTCTGCTTGTTTAGCAAAATAATCAGCACGTGACTGCGCGATTTCTTCAGGTACCCTGGCCAGCAACAGGCCACCAACCCCAATCACTCCCTTGTACTTACCATCTTGGATAACTGGATAATTAGAATCTTTATATTCGTCAGCTCTCACTAACTCATAACCAGATCTTAATCTCCCAGAGATATTTTTAGTGTCTTGAAACCCTAAACTCTCTGCTCGTATCCATCTGTGCCTGAATCCATCAGGGGCAGGGGGTGCATCTAGAGAAGATGGAGGAGTCCACACTTTTGGCCTTTCAGTTTCTTGCCGTGTTTGACTCGCACGTGAAGTTTTGTTGTCTTCTTTTTTCATTTTACGCTCCTTCCGTGAGTTTTATTTGTCTTGCGTATTCTTCGAGTGGCACACCTAATTTTTTAGCTATTGCTACCTGGGAGGGTGTGAGTCTCACAGTGTTGCGTCCTGGTTTCACACTTCTCTGAGCTGAAGCAACCAACTGATTGGTTTTGGACGTATGCTCTACATCACCACCTTTAGCAAATTTATGCGAGAAGTCAACCTTTATTCTTTTATCAACTTCATTATAATAATCATCTGATTTAGGGTCAAATCCCTCGCTTACCAAATCCTTATGGATCTCAAATGCAGTAAAAGTCATGGCTCTGTCTTTGCCAAACCATGTATTTTTAGCTGCCCAAGTTTCCGCTTTAGGATCTGGATCAGGAAGTTCCTGTGGTGTTTGCTGTGGTAATCTTCCACCGTCTGAAAGTTGTTGAACTGGTTGTTCTGGTTCAACAGGTTGTTGTTTTCTTTGCTCCAATTTAGCATTTTCAAATGCCAATGTAGCAATTCTTTTGTTTGCTTCAACTTGAGCTTCTGCATTTCCAGCTTCAATGGCGCTTGCTAATTCTTTTTGAGCAGACTCCATTCCTGTTTTTACATTTGTCTCAAATCTAGACCAGTAATCAGTATCCATTTTTCTAAATTGAGACTGATCTTGTCTTCTTTGATATTCTAAAGCTTGAGCATATTCAGTAGCAGCTTGTTCTCTACGTTCTGCTTCTCTCATCTTACGAGTAAGTTTAGAAATACGTGATTGAACGCCTTTACTGTATTCTTCTAGTTTAGTATCTTCATCTTTCGTTGTTTCTTGTTCCTTGGTTTCTACTTCTTTTACTTCTGTTTCTTGTTCCTTGATCTCTGCAACTTCTTCCACTTTTTCTTCAGGTACAACTACATCTACTTCAGGTCCTGAAGTATCTATATCTACCTGTGGGTCTTCTTTTTTTATTTTATTTGCTTCTGGCATTGTATCCTCCAATGGTTAGTATTTATGCAAGATATCCTCTGGATTCTTGATGGTTGCTAAAATTTCATCTTCATTTAACAACCTGATTTCTCCACCTTCAATTTGTATACGTGATCCTGCATAACGCGCAAAGATCACCCAATCACCAATCTTGCACCACGGGCCTTCTGGATATCTCTCTTTATCTTTATAACATTGTGGTCCCATAGCTAGCACGTTTCCACATTGTGATGCAACTTGTTGTTTTTCTAAAGTAGATTCATTCATAATGATTCCACCTTTAGTTTTTTCATCCATTTTAAATGGTAATACTATTAATCTCCAACCCGTAGGTTGCGGTAATTTTTCTTTTTCGTTTGTAACTTTTTTAGATTCTGATTTTTTTAAACCAACTAATTCTTTATTTGGTAAGTGAATTTTTGGTGTTGATGTCGACGACTGTTCCGTCATTTTGCTCCTTATCATTAAGCAGGTTAGAGAGTTCCTGTTTAGTTGCCTCTAGGGCGTTAATTTGTCCGATAATATACTTATATGTTTCCATATTGTCAACCCCACCAGACGTTATAGAGATTGATAGTTGATTAATTCTGTTATCCAAAACTCTGCGTAATTTATAAATTACGTTTTCTAAATTCATATTAAATCTTTATAATATTCCTCGTAACTCTTATTTGAAACAGGCTCACCAGCTAAATCACTTTGAATATGTGATCCAATGTATTCTTCTTTTGGAGGATATACAAAGTCTGTTTCTGTTTCACTTAATTTTTTTTCAGCTTTTTGTTTAACAGGTTTTCTAGAATTAGCGATAGTAGGTCTATATCTTGGATTTACCATTATTTTTTCCTTTTATCAAAACGTTTTTTTCTTAATTTCTTTAAATATTCCATTTTATCTTTTAAACCTAATTTAGGTTTAAGACTTTTAATAACTTTAATTTTATCTTCTAAGATGGTCATTTCTTACCATTTCTAAATATTTGTGTTCCCTTTATACCAAAAATTGACGCGCAGACAAGTATCCATAAATTCGTGAACCAGCTTGGAAGCGTCTGAAAATGCTCGAAGAACACTTTTATCTTGTCCATGGCCGCCGGATCATCTGACCAGACCCCATATGCCAGGACCAAAATGGGCAAAGTTAGGATCAATAAAACGACCTCGTCCTTGTAGTCATTTTGCCGAGCCTCTAAAAGTTTGCCCTGGTAAGCTTCCTCACCTCGGGCCATCTTAGATGCATGCATGTGTTGTGCATCCGCCATAGCCATCTTTGTCTCTTGACGTTTTTTGTAAATGTGACTACCTGCGTTTAACGCAAGCTTTATTGCTCCGAATATTGGAAATGCCATAGACTTAAACCCAAGTTACAGGTTTCTGTCTTCTAGCGGCCCCTGAGCCAGAAACAGGTTGTTTGTTTCCAACTGCTAGTTTAGATTTTCCTCTAATGCTAGTTTCTGATCTTGGATCAGTTATAACTTTAGATGCTTCTATCTTAACGGGCTTACTTTTTTTATAATTCCACGCCATTATGTGCTCCTTTTTATATTTATTATAACTCTTTTTCTAGTGTTTGTCACTATCTAGAGCTTCCGTTTGTTTTAGGTTTCATTCTTGCAAGTGTCAATCTATTTTCATTTGCCATTTCTTGCTTTTCAATTGAAGTGTCAGCTCTTAATTCAGCTAATTCTTCGTTTTGTTCAAGTTTATCTTCAGTAATATCTCTATTTTGAACTAATTTAGCTTGATCAATTTCAGTTTTTTTCTGCATTTCTTGTTGTTTACGTTCATTTTCCATTGCTCTTAAATCAACTTCTCTTGACTTAAGTTTAAGAAGTGGATCATGATCGAATTGTGATGTAATTTTCTTCTCTTCCTTCATAAAGTCTTCAGTCATTTCAGCAATCAATACTGCTTTTCTTGCTTCAACTTGTTGTTGCATTTGTTGAAGTTGTTGTTGTGCCTGTGGATTTTGTGCTGCTTGTTGTGAAAGCAATTGCATTTGTTGTATTTGCTCTCTGAATTCTAATTGTACCTGTTCTTGAGCCATTAAAGAAATATGTTCTAATATATTTTTTTGTAAAGCAGCCATAACCATTGGATTATTTCTAACCATATTAGTTGACATGAAATTT